GTGAAAAAGGTAATTGATTTAGTTCCAAAGGTCTTGCTAGAGGCATTAAATGGAAATGGCAACTTACTGCATCCTTCGATCGTATACCCTGAAATATGGGAAAAATTAATTGAAGATAATCCCCTAAATTTTAAGTTTTGGACCTTGTTGAATAAAAAGGTAAGAGAAAGTGTACCAGATACTTTTAAGCACGAATTTTTTGCGTATAGGAATTTCGTAGTTAGAGTCGAAACTGCGCACTGTGGACCTGATGATTGGAAATTACAAAAGAAAGAAGAACGAAATGCAAGGTGTGACGATATTATTAAGCTTGCCAAGGAATTAGCAAAAAAATTAAAAGGCACTCCTTTTAATGACAATCTCCTTAATTATTTTGATCATGAAAGCTATTACCAAAACGCTTTAAAAAATATTAACGAGTCAACCTCGAGATGGCTTTCTAATACTCGTGAACATCATGGAGATGAATTATCACCAATGGATATAATTCATATCGTAGGGGTCTTATCTCCTTTAATTAGTGAAACTCTTCTCAGTTTGTCAGAGGATGCGAAAAAAGAAATAAAAAGCAGCGACGATGTAATAGCTAAAGTTAATGCTACAGATTCAAATATTACTTACTTTGTTCGATTATTATCTGATTGGTGTAATCAATTTTTTGGTACACCTTGCCATGAGTTGGTCTCATTAATTACTGATACCGCCTACGACAAACGAATAACGCCTGAAAATGTAAGGAACAAATTGAAGGGTTATAAGCGGTCAAATGGAGAAATAGAATTTACTAATGAGTATATAAATAAAGCTCGTATTGTCGATGATTATAAGGACAAAAACATTGATTTAGAGTGATTTTGTCACGGTGATTTAATCCTTAAATTATCGTGTTTTAGTCACTCACAGTAACTACCAGTAACTACCTAATATGTCTCCAGCGATTGGCGCTAACACTGGAGAAAAAACAATGTCATATTTAACAACTATTGAAGTAGCAGAACAACTTCGCATTTCAGAAGTTACCCTTAGACAATCAAGAGTCACAGGCAAATTACTTGGCTCAAAAGCCCCGCGACATTTAAAACTAGGTCGACAAGTTAGGTATTTAAGATCTGACGTTGATCAATGGATTAATGATGTAAATCAAGCGGAGGCTGCGCAATGAGAAAAGCCACTACTCCGAAAAGCAGCAGCCTTATCCTTCACACAGACGAGTCTAACGCAAAACGCCCACCTTTCAAACTTGAAGAAGCAGTAATTTGTTTAGTTAAGTTTGGCCCGTCTGGGCTAACTCAGCCAGAAGCACACGCAATATATGGGGAATCGTGTTTACACACTGTTGCGTCAACGCTTCAGAACAATTACGGCATCCAATTAATGCGCAAGCAAGAGCCACGAGTAAATAAGTATCGAATGCCATTTACCCGCTATTGGCTTGCAGATGGAAAAGCCGAAGTGTTAGCCGTTTGTCTATTGAATCACATGCGATTTAAGCGCGGCATGGCACCAATAAAGCCCGGTCAATATCACGTCCTAACTAATCAAGCAGCTTAGCCCTTCGGGGCTTTTTAAGGGGGCTATATGGCTGTCAGATTAGTTGTGCGTGGTTTCAATACGGAGATACCGCCGCACAAAGGTGTAACTACTTCAATAATGAAACTTGTTTATTGTTTGTTGCTTGATCGTGCCAGTGAGGACGGACAGCAATGCTTTCCTTCACTTGATGAAATAGCCAAGCGAGCACAGGTTAGTAGAAGCGTTGTTCAAAACTGTATTGATGGGTTGATCGCTAATGGTTTTATTGAGAAAGCCCGGACAAGGAAGTTAGGCGGATCTCTTTACGGCTCGAACGATTACATTATCAATTTAAACAAATTAGATGATTCTATCAATTACCGTAAGACGGTATCTGATATACCGCCAGACGGTAACTGTCATACCGTTAGACGGTATCATCAAGTACCGCGAGACGGTATTAAACCTGTCATTCAACCTGTCAATGAACCTGTCATTAAACCTGTTGGTAAAAAATCACCAAAAAGTAAGTCTAAAAAACCTATTTCTGATGACTTTGAAATAACTCAATCAATGAAGGATTGGTTTAGTAAAAAAGGATTTCAATTTTCAATCACTGATGAAACACAAAGATTCATTAATCACCACATAGCCAAAGATTCAAGATTCGCAGAACCAGAGCGAGCATGGCAAAACTGGATGACAGGCAAGTTTACACCAAACACTAAAAAACCAAATTTAAAACCTGAAAACTTTGCCCAGAAAGATTATGGCAAAAGCACTTTTATGGGGTAACTGATTATGTATGTTGAAGAAGAAATTTTTAATTGTGAAAAACATGGTGAAGTAAAAAGCTTTGTGAGGTTGGTTCATTCAGATGATGGAGTTTATGCGCCTGTAAGCCCTCATTCTTGCATAGAGTGTAAAAGAGAAATAGACCAAGCCAAACGCAAAGAGGAAGAGCGCTTAGCAAGGCTTGAGGAGGAGGATAGGCAAGCTGGCATATTATTAAGAGGTTTGAGAGTACCACTGCGTTATGAAAACGAGGACTTCACAACTTACAAGGCAATCAATACCGGGCAAAAGGCAGCGCTAAAAGCTTGCAGGAACTACGCAGACAACTTTAACGAACTATCCAAGGCCGGAGGTGGTTTATTGTTAGTTGGTGGCTTAGGCACTGGTAAAACGCACCTAGCAATATCAATCGGCAAAACCTTAGTTAAAAACAAAATACCAGCTATGTATGTAAACTTGGCAAAGGTTATTAAAGCGATCCGCGCCTCTTGGAATGACAGAGATATTGACGAATCAGAGCTTTATTGGAAACTGACTAAGCCTAAATTATTAATCATCGATGAGGTAGGAGTTCAGGCAGGAACCGAGAACGAGCGCAATATCATCTTTGAGATTATCAATGCCAGGTACGAACTCCAGCACCCGACCATTCTTATTTCAAACCTACCAGAAAACGAGATCACGCATTTAATCGGTGAAAGAGTAATTGACCGGGTAAAGGAGGGCCGAGCAGGTACGATTGTTTTTGACTGGCCAAGCTACCGCCAAAGAGCGGCATAATGTTTTATTTTCCTAGCTTCTTCTTACAAGCATCTTTTACCCACTCAGCGAAAGGTTGTTCTTTCCTGTCTGCGTCGATTTGTTCAACTAAATCATTTTCAAAACGCATATTTTTTTTAGTCGAAGTTGTTCGCTTATCAGACCTTGGAGAATTATTTTTATTATCTTCTTGCATTTGGGTGCGCACCCGTACTATATTGTTGTTGTTCGGTGCGCACCATGTTAAACCAAGATGACGATCTTGCCAAACCTTTAAATTTTAAAACGGAGATTTACAACATGGCATCACGTAAAAGACTTTATACAAAGAAAACATTATGCGTTATTGATAATGCTGACACCAACATACCCAAAGCGCTTGGCATTATTGCGATGGTTAAAGAGAGCATCAAAATGGGGTCTAGCGACGACCTATTAAATGAATATGATAATGCTTTATGGGCGGCTGAAGGTTTGCTTCACGATGTACTCAGAGCTTGTAATGAGCTATCGAAAGAAGAAGGGATCTTCGTTGATACATTGGAAGAATTTTTAGCAGAAGAAAAAATGGAGAAAAGCCAATGAGCAATAGAACATATCAAGTTGATGAACAAGCGTTCGAACAAGCAACAATTAACCTTAGCCAAGTATCAGCCATGTTAGCTATGCTTGCTCAGAACGGTGATGATCCACAAGGTTTTTCATCTACTGAAATGGCTGTACAGGTTATCTTTGGCGCTCAGCAAATGATTGATGAAACCAAGCAAAGATTAAGCGCAGGGTTTAAGGGGATAGTAGATAGCCCAAAGCTTGAGCCGGAAGTATTAACCAGCGGCATGTAATTTACTGCACATTTTTAAAAAATGGCCGGATTAATTTCCGGCTTTTTTAATTTATTTTATTTATTTTTTCACACGATACACAACCACACACCACTACACACAAAACCCTTTAAAATCAACAATTTAGCGTATTTACACCCCTTTTTATATGGTTTATATTAGTTTTGCTCAACGTTTGGGCGACTAGCTAGCATCACCTGAACTTTGAGTCTTTTAATTCAATAGTCATAAAGTTCCAACACAAAACCTGCGTGACGCAGACGAGTGCCGCGGTCCGACTCTTTAGGGTTGGAGAAGGGCCGCAACCTCCTAAGCTCAGTTGCCCAATAAAAATTAACTTATTGGAATCTGAATTATGAAAAAACTACTTGAATTACGCTCTACCAAAGCTGGTCTGCACAAGCAGATGAAAGCCATCGTAACCACTGCAGAAACAGAAAAACGCTCGTTATCTAAAAACGAGACAACCAAGTTTGAAGAACTGCAAAAACAAATCACTGACCTAAATCAAAGTATCGAATGTGAAGAAGTCCTTGTCGACAATGAACGCAGCTTAATCACTGGCGAAAACCCAGAAAGCAAAATTGATAAACCCAGCAATGCAGAATTACGGGCCTTTGTTCAAACAGGCGACCAACGCAGCTTAAGTTCTGGCGTTAATGCTGATGGCGGTTTCACAGTAATTCCAGCGATTGACAAAGAAATCACCAAGTTACTGAAAGAAAGTTCAGTTTTTCGTCAAAATGCCACTGTAAAAACTACCTCAACTGAAAAGTATGAAAAGCTGGTGAGTGTTGGCGGTACGTCGGCAGAATGGGCAGACGAGAGCGACGCTCGCAGCGAAACAAGCGGCAGTAAATTAGAAAAGGTACAGATTGCTGTACATTCACTTTACGCATTCCCAAAGACCACACAAGAGCTTTTAGACTGGTCTGACTTTGATGTCTCAGGCTGGATTAGTTCAGAAGTGGCAGACGAAACCGGATTGAAAGAAGAAGCCGCTTTTTGGAATGGTGACGCAGTTAAAAAGCCTAAAGGTTTATTGACTTACACCCGAGTAGCAACAGCAGACGCAACGCGCACCTTCGGACAACTCCAAGAGATAGAATCAGCCGCCATCGGAGTTATTGCCGCTGATGATTTGATCACACTAACCCACACTTTGAAAACAGCCTATCGACCAGGCGCAAAATTCTACATGAATGATGCAGAGCTTGAGAAGGTACGCAAACTTAAAGACACCGAAGGCAACTATCTATTTAGAGCCGGTATTACAGAAGGCGCACCAAGTACCTTACTAGGTAAACCGATTGTTATTGCCGAAGAAATCCCCGACGACTTGATCGGCTATGGTGACTTACCTAAAGCCTATTACATTGTTGACCACACAAGCGGCACTCGAATGGTACGAGACAACATTACATTACCTGGTTGGGTTAAAATGCTCACAACTCGATATGTTGGCGGTGGCTTGATTGACTCCAACGCCATGAAGTTTTTAGTACCAAAAGCAGCATAAACATTAAGGGGCTAAATTAAGCCCCTTTTTTAATCGAGGTCAATATGAATCAAATTGAAATTAGAGCAACGGCAGACCTTAGCCTTAAGGGTAAAAAGATTATCGGGCGTCCAGTTGTTTATAACTCACCGTCTGAGGACTTAGGCGGGTTTATTGAAGTAATAAGCGCGGGGGCCTTCGGTGAAAGCTTAAAGAATGATATTCGGGCATTAGTTGAACATGATCACAAGTTAATACTTGGCAGAACTGCAGCAGGTACCATGACAATTAGCGAGGATGAACAAGGGTTATTAGTTGAGATTGACCCGCCAAACATTCAAGCAGCTAGAGACTTAATGACCAGCATTGAACGAAAGGACATAAGCGGTATGTCATTCGGTTTTACTGTTAACGCAAACGGGGCCCAATGGGATTTTGACAAAGTGCCGGCAGTTAGAACGGTTACAAGCGCAATCCTTCACGAAATCACAGTCACAGGAATGCCAGCCTATAAAGCAACAAATGTAGAAGTTGCTATGCGTTCACTCCAAGAGCATCAAGAATCGAACAACATTGATTTGATGATCAGCCGAGTAAGGATGCTAGGACTATGAACTTATTTAATATATTTAAGCGCAGCGTACCGGTAACAGATACTTACGAGTTGCTGCAATCTTTGGGAATAGGCGCACCAACGGCAAGCGGTAAACACGTAAACAGCGAAATAGCGCAAAGCTTACCCGCTGTTTATTGTGCAGTGGCCACAATAGCCGAATCAATTGCCAGCCTACCAATACACGTTTACAAGCGCACTGATGAGGGAAAGCAACGCCAAGCACGCCACCATGTAGAAAAGTTAATGAATCATATGCCTAATGCTTACCAAACGGCTTATGACTTCAAAATGGGCTTGTTAAGGTCTGTTTTATTACGTGGCAATGGCTATGCAAAGATTAACTATGATGGAACGGGAAAGCCTAACTCCTTGTTGTTATTGCATCCTGACTCAATACAAGTCGAATTACTGTCTACTGGCCGACTAGGTTACAAACACACCAACAGCAAAGGCAAGCAAGCGAACTTCCTACAAGAAGAAATCTTGCATATTCGCTATCACTCAGACGATGGAATTATGGGTAAAAGCCCGGTCCAAGTTTGCCGGGAAAGTATCGGTTTAGGATTAGCTCAACAAGAGCATGGCGCCAGCCAGTTTAAAAATGGTATGCGCGTTTCTGGCACGATGGAGACTCCTAACAATTTACAGCAACCCCAATACGACAGACTAAAAGAACGCTTTGACGAACATCAAGGATCAGCCAATATCGGCAAGCCAATGATCTTAGAAGGTGGCCTTAAATGGAATCAAATCGGTTTAGCCAACAATGATGCTCAATGGTTAGAGTCGAGACTATTCACAATCTCAGACATAGCCAGGATGTTTAAGATTAGCCCCATTTTCTTAATGGACTACTCCAACAGCACATACAGCAACTTTAGCGAGGCAAGTAGAGCCTTTCTAACCCAAACACTCAGGCCTTGGCTAAGCAACATACAAGAGGCATTAGCAAGCCGTTTACTGAGTGATAGCAATCGCCTAAGCACAGTCATTGAGTTTGAGACTAAAGACTTACTGAGAGCCACAGCAGAGGACAGATTTAGTGTTTATGACGTGGCAATAAGAAACGGAGTAATGAACCCCAATGAATGCAGAGCAGCAGAGAACTTACCACCAAGACAAGGCGGTGACGAGTATAGCCAAAGCTGGATCCAAAAGGGCCAAGCAGAAGCAACAAACCAGCCGACGAATTAGGTACTACTTCACATGCCTATAAGACCCGGTAAAGCATGCAGAAAGACAGGATGCCCAAATGTAGCAAGGATAGCTAAACACCGTGGCTATTGTGAGCAGCATAAAGGCTTAAGTGGTTGGCATGGTAACGAGCAGCTAAACGGTAACAGACATCAACGTGGATATGGTAGCGACTGGGAGAAGTTAAGAGTTGTAGTGTTGACGATAGATAAGCATCTATGCAGACAGCACAAAGCACAAGGCATTATCAAAGCTGCAACGCACGTCGACCACATCAAGCCCAAGGCGCAAGGTGGCACAGATGAAGTAAGCAATCTTCAATCCTTATGTGTTGACTGCCACATGAAAAAAACGGCAACAGAGCGATAGGGTACGGGGGTATGTTGAGGACTAGAGGCTTTGTTACTCAGTACCGTCGCCCCCTCTTTTTTACACACCGTCAGTTCAAAATTTAGGTTTATTTAGAGAGCAATAGTTATGACAACAGCAAAATCAGCATTTGAAAAGATTATTTCAGGCACACACCGCAAAGACCGAGAAACACCGAAGCTTAATATTGACGGGGTTTACAGCTTCCCACACTGCCCAAAGCACCTTAAAGGCCAGCACCGCAATGTGTGGACAGAAGTTAACAAGGCAATGACGCAATACAAGCTCATAACGGCAGCAGATAAGCCGCTTTTAGAGCAATACTGCTTTCTTTTGGCAAAGCTTAGAAGTGATCCTGATGCCTTTACAGCGTCGTTACACGCTCAACTAAGGGGAATTTCAGATGATCTATGTCTGACACCTTCAAGCCGAGTAAAGGCCAAACTTGCAGCCAGTGAACAAGAAGAAGATCCACTTAAAAAGTATGGGCTTTAAACATCCAGTTAAACAGTTCAATATGTAACGGTCTATTAATTAACGGAGCGAAATTTCAAAATGACAAGGAATGGACCACACCCAGACTCAGTTTTTACAGCTATTGAAGTCGACAATTTTATAAAGATTTGCAGCAATTCTGTAGAGGGTTTACAAGCAAATTCAACTGATAAAAGAAAAATTTTAATAATGCAGTTTTCTTTAAGAGTTCTGTATAACGCCAAAGCTTCTATGTTTTTGATTGGTAATAATGACAACGGAACCGTTTCTTGTCTTATGAGGTCAACTTTTGAATTTTTGTGTCGTGGCCTTTGGTTAAACTGTTGTGCTACTGACCATCAATTAAATATTTTCTTAAAAAAAGACTTTCTTACTCAACAAAAGGAGGTTGGTGAAGAAGGTAAAACTAGAGAAATGAAACTAGGAAATTTAGCAAAAGAAATAGATGAAAAACTTGCGGAAAATGGATTTCCAGTTGAACTACATTATCTATTTGAGATTAACAAAAAAGACTTCAATAGTTTGACGCATGGTGGATTAGCCTTATTGAATAAAACTTTTGATGGCAGGAACGTTACTAATTCATTTCATAGACTAGATGTATTAAGACAAAGTTATTTTCAATTATTAATGGCAGCTTATGCCACAACATCACTTTTGAGTGCTTTTGAAAAATATGATGAAGCGGAACATATTGTGGAAGCTTTTAATCCTATTAACGAAACGCTTGTTGACTTGATTGCGCCTGAAAATCAAGTATTAGCTTAA